CCTTTTAACCGTGCAGCCGTCCGAGAACCTTAGCGCGTTTGACTTTTGGTGGCTGGCTGTAAACTATATGCTGCTGAAAGGTAACGCGTATATAGTGCCGGTCTACGATCCCGTTACTATGGACTTTGCCCGGCTGGTTATAGTTAATCCGCAGTGCGTAGCCCACGATACGATAAACGACACCTACACGGTAAACGACGTAGAGGCCGGTATATCGGGCGTATACTTTGAGGACGAAATTATACACCTCAAAAACTACACGCGAGACGGTAAGCACGGTATTAGTACGCTGACCTTTGCGCGTACCGTGCTGGAGATCGCTACCACCGGCGACGCTGAGACGCTTAACCGCTTCCAGAACGGCGGTAACGTCCGCGGTATCGTATCCAACGACACCAGCGTACGCGGCTTTGGCGAATATCAGGACACCGAGCTACAGAAAACGGCTACAGATCTGGACGAAAGGTTTAGAGCTGGCGAGCGTATAGTATCGCTGCCCGGACAGGCGCAGTTTAACCCTATCAGCCTTAGCAGTACGGATATGCAGTTTTTGGAAAGCCGCAAGTTTACCGTACTGGATATTTGCCGCTTTTTCGGCGTGCACCCGTCGTTTGTCTTTGAGGACACCAGCAGTAACTACAAATCCGCTGAGCTGGCTAACGCCGCTTTCCTGAGTGATACGTTAAACCCGCTGCTGCGCAAGATAGAGGTAGAGTTACTGCGTAAGTTGGTAGCACCGTCACTGGCTACTAAACGCAAATTTGAGTTTAACCGCGCCCAGCTCTACGCCTGCGACCTCAACAGTAAAGTAAAGTACCAGACAGCAGCTATAGCCGCAGGTATCTACACTGTAAACGAGGTGCGCCGGGAAGAAAACAAGCCCGCCGTAGAGGGCGGCGACGTGGTATTTATTTCCGCGAACCTCAAAAGCATTTTGGATACTGGCACCACCAGCCCGGCACCGGCAGCCAAAGAACCAGAAAACGATAAAGAAGATGGAAAAGAAGATGAATAAAAACGCTGTCGTACAGCGTATGTTACACGTAACCGGCCTGCACGTACGCGAGGCTGGCGAGGGCGAGGCCGCCAGCCGTACTATTACCGGCTACGCGATCCTGTTTAACGTCCGGTCTGCCCCTTTGTGGGAATACAGCGACGAAATCGCGTACGAGATTATCGCACCGGAAGCCGTTACCCGCGAGTTTCTGGATACCTGCGATATTAAATTTACAATGTTTCACAACAGGCAGCTAATCTTAGCCCGCAGCACTAACGGCAAAGGTACGCTGTCTTACAACGTGGACGAAAAGGGCGTTAGCTTCGAGTTTGACGCGCCTAACACCGTGGACGGCGATAAGGCCCTAGAGCTGGTACGCCGTGGCGATATTTCCGGCTGTAGCTTTATGTTTTCTACCCACTACTACGACGACGCGTACGTAACCCGTGACGTGCAGCGCGTAGATGGCAGGACCGAAATAACCTACACCGTCCGCACTATTACCGGTATCTACGACTTTACGCTAGCCGCGGATCCTGCCTACCCAGACACCAGCTGCGAGGCAGAGGCACGCGAGGTTATTAGCGTGCTGCGCAAAGCAGCTGAGCCGCAGGAACCGGCAAAGGATGAAAAGAAAATACGTGAGCAGGTGCGCGAAATGCGTAACGCTGCAAATCATAGTATGTTTTAAGTTTAACCCTAAAGTTTTTTGCTTATGCACAAGAACACCGTAAACGTGCGCAGTTTGGTAAACAAGTATCAGGCAAACTGTGACCGTATCAGCGAAATCGCTGATTTATGCGAAAAAGAGCAGCGCGAACGCACCGAGGCAGAAACCAAAGAATTTGAAGCGCTGGCCCGTGAAAACCAGCTGCTTTCAATGAGGTTGCAGGCCGCGGCAGCTGAGCACCTGCGCGAGAACCCTAACGCCCGCGAGGACGCGGCTAAGATTATCCGCGAGAACGCGGCTAAGGGCGCAAAGACAGAAATTACCTTTGTCCGTGAGATTATGGTAGTTTCTGACGTTAAGGACGGCGGTATTATCCCGCTTAACATTCAGGACATTTTGGAGCCGCTTACCGAGGGCTTCATTTTGGACAAAGTGGGCCTGCCTATGCCTACCGGTTTGGCTGGCGACTACGTATGGCCTGTCTACGAAATGGTAGAGGCTACCGTACTGGGCGAGGGCGCAGCGCTCAGCGACACCAAGATACCGTTTAGCAAACTTTCTGCTAACCCTGCCCGCGTTGGTATCGCTATCCCTGTTTCTAACCAGAGCCTCAACCAGACAGACGGTCTGCTTGAAACAATCGTTAAGAAGGTTATGCCTCAGGCTGTCCGCGAGCTGCTTAACAAGATTTTGTTTAGCACCGCTGCTGTCAATCAGGCTGCCCAGACCGCAGGACTGGTGGGACCTTTCGTTAAGGCGCTCGATACCAAAGTATCGCTGTCCGCTACTCCTAAGTTTAAGGAGCTTAACCGCAAGATGAAAGCCGCTGTACTGGCTACCGGTATTGACGGCCAGCACCTTTGCTGGGTAATGAGTAAGGCTATGGAAGCCGAGCTCGAGGGCGAGCCTATCAACGAAAAGGGCGTATTTGTCCCTATCTGCAAAGATCACGTTATGTGCGGTCTCCCTGTCTACACCTCTAACGCTATCCGTAAGGTGGAGAAATCCCACCAGAAATATACCGTTACCGAGGGTACCGGTGCGTGGGCCGCTTACACGCTTCAGACCAGCGATACCGTTACCTATAAGGTAGTGGGCGACAGCATCGCTAACGCGCTTGCAAACGTAACCACACCTCAGGACGGACAGATAGCCGAGGTTACGGTTATTACCGAGTATATCGGACTGGGCGACTGGCGCTACCAGCCTATGGGCCTTTTCGGTGCGCTCCGTTTCGTCGTAGACCCTTATTCTCAGGCACGCAAAGACGCAGTAGACTTTGTGCTTAACTGCGACTACGGCACCAAGACCCTGAGGAAGGAAGCGTTTATTATCGGCGAGGTGGCCGCTGCGTCTAACTAATCTAACCTGACGCTTTCTGATTATGGCTACAGTGGATTTGGCACTACTGAAAAAGCACGTAAACGCTGACGACTTTACGGCAGATGATACGTATTTGCAGCACCTTTTAGACGCTGCGGAAGCCCACGTTATCGGTATGACAAACCGCACAGCAGCTGAGCTTATGGTACCGGGGTCCTCTGAGGGGACCACGGTGCTACCGGTTCAGTTACAGCAGGCGGTTATTATGCTGGCCGGGCACTGGTATAACCAGCGCGAGGCTGTTAGCGGCGTGCAGATGGCCGAAGTGCCATATACACTGCAAGCCCTAATTAAACCGTATCGAAAATTAGTGAGCGACACCGAAGTATGAGAGCCGGCGCGATGAAATATAAATTAGAGCTGCTGAAACCTAAGCAGACGACCGACCGAATGGGAGCCGAGCGCGTGGTATATGAACCTACGCGAACCGTGCACGCAGAACGCGTAACGACCACCGGCAACCGTAGCGAGGAAGTGGGCGAACATTTCGCAGCTTACAGCGCGCAGTTTAATATACGCGACGCGCACCCGATCGCCGAGAACTGGCGAGTACGGCAGCTGGGCGGCTATTTATACACGGTGGTAGCGATTATCCCTAATTTGGATCGCGGCTATAATACCCTGGTATGCGACCGAGTTAATGAATAGTTACCAATGGCCAGAGATATAGACTACGACGACAGAAATTTGCAGCAGCTATTTGCTGATTTGGAGCCAAAACGTAGGCTGCAAGCGGTAAAAGGTGGATTTCGTAAAGAAGCAAACCGCGTCCGCAAAACTGCAATAAATAACCTACGTAGCAGTATCCGCACTGACAAAGATCTGGAAAAGGGCGTGCGCGCTATAGTATTTAAGCGTAAAGCCGGTTTTCGGGTTACTGTAGGAACTAAAAAAGCTGGCAAAAATGGTAAGGGCGAAGCGGGATTTCATACAAACCGCCAGGGACTGAAAAAACCGATACTAATATGGGCCGAGGACGGAACCGAAGAGCGTAAAACAAAGCCGAAGCAGGGCACGCGCAGACGTGCTGCCAGGCTGCGAGCTTCGCACCGTACCGGACGTATGAAGCGATACGGTTTTATGGCGCAGACGCTAAGCAGCGTACGCGATACAGTAACCGCCAATATCCACGAAATGGTAACAGAGAACGTACAAAAAGTAGCTAAAAAGTATGGCTGTAAATAAATCGAGCCTCAGCGCGGGCGAAATTATACGCGCTGTATTAGTTGAGGATCCGGAAGTGGCCGCCAGGACTACAAAGGTTTACCCAGTAGTA